CGAACACGGGCTACCAGTCCGCGGCTACGAACACGGGCTACCAGTCCGCGGCTACGAACACGGGCGACCGGTCCGCGGCTACGAACACGGGCTACCAGTCCGCGGCTACGAACACGGGCTACCAGTCCGCGGCTACGAACACGGGCTACCAGTCCGCGGCTACGAACACGGGCGACCGGTCCGCGGCTACCGTTGAAGGAGAAGAGTCGGTTGCAATGGCAATCGGTTATGAGAGCAAAGCAAAAGGTGCTCTCGGGTGCTGGATCGTCCTCTCCGAATGGGAAGAGAGAGACGACGGTTATCACATCAAGGATGTGCAATGCGCTAGGATCGACGGGGAAACGATTAAGGCTGATGTCTGGTATTCGTTGGTTGACGGCAAGTTTGTAGAGGCGGAATAATGCTTCCCTTCGAATGTGATCCGCGGAAGGAAACCAACGGTCAATACTTGGTTTCCTTCCCCCACCCGGACAAGCCGAATGAAGCTATAGAAATATTGGATGCACTCCGCAAGCTAATGCTATGCCACAAGGCCGGTCGATGGGAATTGACGGCTTTGGATAAATGGCTGGATATGTACCCGGAAAATATCGCACAAGCTGCTGAAAGACTGGATTCATTCTTAGATACTATCTATCCCCCTACGGAGGTGCCATATGAACGCACTTCAACTTAACGATTTGGAAGATATCAACGAGTTTTCGGAACGCGAGCGCTTCGCGCTCCTTTCGATCGATCAGGTAAATTGGGCATTCAGGAAGCTGGCAGCACTGAAAGCCAAAAAAGCGGAGATCGAACAACTGGCGTCCGCTGAGATCGCTCGTATCAATGTCTGGAAAGACGCAGAAAACAGGAAATTGGAGGACGGGTATGCATTTTTCGAGGCTCTTCTTTCGGAATACGCCCTTCGGCAGCGCGATAAGGAGCCAGGGTTTAAGAAAGAGTCCACGCCATACGGCACGGTAAAATTCCGGAAACAACAGCCCAAATGGAATTACGATGACGCCACCCTGCTCGAAAGCCTGAAATCGTCCGGCCTTGCCGATCTGATTCGGATCAAGGAAGAGCCGAACAAGGTAGAGATCAAGAAAGTGGCGATCGTGAAAGATGGCAAGGTCATCGATCCAGAAAGCGGCGTGATCATCGATGGCGTGACCGTCGAAGATCAGCCGGATGCAATCACAGTCGAGGTGAGCGTATGAGCGATCGGAAACTCGTCGGAAAATTGGCCGATGTCATGAAGAAAGTCCAGTACATCCAGAAAACGGGGTTTAACGATTTCCATCGTTACAAATATGCGACAGAAGCGGATGTAAACGAATGTGTCCGCGAAGTTCTGGCGGAACAAAATGTCATCTTAATACCGAACGTCAAAAATCAATCGTACCGTGAACATGTCAACACTAAAGGGAAAACGGAATATATCGTCACCGTCGAAGTGCAATTTACCTTCTATGATGGGGACACGGGCGAACAAATCACGTTTACCACATTCGGCGAAGGGCAAGACCCGGGCGACAAAGGAACGTACAAGGCCATCACTGGCGCCCAGAAGTACGCTCTCATGAAGGCATTCATGATCCCAACGGGAGATGACCCTGAGTCGGATAGTGGAGTTGATGAGCGTAATCAAGGGAATGAAAACAAACAAGCCACACGTCCTCCATCATCTCTAAAGGCCAAGTACAAACTTGGCAAAGGCACGGCGGATGGGTTTGACGAGTGGGTAACGGAACAATTAGCCAAAGGTCGGACATATCAGCAAATGGAACGGATTTTGACAGAAGCGATTGAAAACCGGAAGGGAGCTGCTGAAGGTGCTTAACAGAGTAATCCTAATCGGACGATTAACCAAAGATCCCGAATTGAGATATACCCAAACAGGAATCGCTACAGCGACTTTTACGCTGGCGGTGGATCGGACATTTAACCGCGAAGAACGCGAAGCTGACTTTATCCCGATCGTTACATGGAGGCAGACGGCGGAAGCGTGCGCCAATTACCTACGCAAAGGACATCGCACGGCCGTGGAAGGCAGGATCCAACCCCGGAATTATGAGAACAACGAAGGCCGGCGCGTCTACGTGACGGAAGTCATTGCTGACAACGTGCGCTTCCTGGAATCAGCACGAGAACGCAACGACCAACCAACCGGCAACGATCCATATGCGGACGACGGCAAACCGATCGATATCTCCGACGACGACCTCCCGTTTTAGGTGGCCGTCATGAATCTACAAAACCACTTAAACGAGATTACGAGACTCCGGACCGATGCGGACAAGCTGCCGGAGGATAACCCGTCCGGACTCATGCAGAAGATCGAACTACTCGCAAAGTGCATGGTATACGTGGGGCGCCTTTCCAGCGCCCTTGACGGTGAATACAAGCGTATCTATGCACTACGTAAGCGCACTCATGCCCAAGCCTATATCGATGCGCCAAAACATAAGGCAGCGGTCGCGGAGCTGGCGGTGGTAGAAATCCGATCGGTTGAAGCGCAAGCCTACGAAGACATGATGCGCTGGAGAAACGCGCTGAACAGTTTGACCGAGGAAATACACGCCCTAAAGCTTAAACTGCGGATCGACTTCGCTGATGGGACGGTGGGAGATGTTCGGTTTCAACCCCGCCCCTAAACCATCGAAACACGGCCGTGGGGGCCTCACGCAGAAACAGAAAGGCGACATCAGCCAGTCCGTAGACAAAGAGCTCAAAGACCGCTCCAAAGGCGTCTGCGAGCTCTGCGGAAAAGCCCAAGCAACAGAACGCGCGCACTTAACCGGGAGGCCGCACATCGACCATAAAACGAAGGTAACGGACCTCCTGCACCTCTGCATGAAGTGTCACGATTGGCTCGACGAGACGCCGGAGGGGATTCGGGCAAAACGCGCCATAGTTACCGCCATAAATACGGTTCTAAGAGCTCAAAAGTAGGTGGGTGAAATGAGTGGGTGGATAAAGATCCATCGCGGCATGTTGGACAATCCAGCAGTCTGTAAGGACGCCGATCACCTTGCAATATGGATTCATTTGTTGCTCAATGCGACGCATAAACCCCTCGACATTCTGATCGGAAGTAAGCGTGTAACGCTCCAACCGGGGGAACTAGCAACGAGCAGGAAATCGCTTTCAGAGAAATATAAGCTTTCTGAGTCAAAGGTCGAACGCATTCTAAACTTGTTCAAAATCGAACAGCAAATCGAACAGCAATCATTCTCCACAAACCGCGTAATATCAGTGCTTAACTGGCACAAGTACCAAGAGAGTGAACAGCAAAGTGAACAGCAATCGGACAGCGACCGGACAGCAATCGGACAGCAATCGGACACTAACAAGAAAGAAAGAACTAAAGAACTTAAGAACAAAAGAATTAAAGAACTAAAACCAAAGGCTTCGTTCGATGCTTACACATCGAACCCCGAGTTAATTTCTTCTCTTGAATCATTCATTGAATTTCGGAAGAAGATCAGAAAGCCGATGACCGAGAAGGCCGTTACATTGCTGCTCAAAAATCTGGACGAGCTGGCTTCAACGGATCAGGTGAAGATCGCAATTTTAGAACAATCCATTTTGAACGGGTGGCAAAGCGTCTACGCGCTGAAGGAACAGACGAACTTTAACCAAGGTCGTCAGAATAATCGGAATTTTTCTAAGCCGGCTATGGCGGTCGTGAAAGATACCGAGCCAGCGCCAGAGATTCCACCCGAAGAAATGGAACGCATGCTTGCGTTAGCAAGATCCTTGAAGGAAAGGAATGGCGGCAATGGATCTCGAGGAACTGATCAGGCAGCGGGCACGGGTGGTCGCCGCTCTTGAGGACCGACAGCTATCCCCAGAGGAACGTGAACGAGGTTGGAAGCGGTACGACGAGATAGAGGAGGCCATACAAGCATACTGCCGTGCCGAAGCGGCCGAGAACGTCCGTAACCTCCGGGAGAAGGCGCAATGAACCGCCATTACCCGCCGAGCATCGAGGAAGTATGGGACAGCTTTGAACGGCTGATGAAGGCCAAGCTAGAAGAGATCGACTACATGGCCCGGGAGATGTACAGGGAAATGGCTATGCTCCGAACAACAAACGACGCTACGATTCGGGCCTTTATGCAAGAATCGTTCGCGGAACTCTGGGAGTGCGTAGCGACGCAGCAGGAAGAGAAAACGAAACGGAGGGTAAGGTCATGAGGCTTGACCCACTCTATCAAACGACGTTTCGAACGGTTATCGAGGAAGACGGAATCGTGATTGGAGAGATATTTACGCTGCCGGACAGGATGTCCGAGCAAAAGGGAGGAAAAAGGAATGGTGCGATACGTCGGAGTCGATCCGAGCACGAAAACGGGAATCGTTATCCTCGATCGGAACGGGGAACGCATTGATTCGATGGAAATACGTTCTAAAGAGCTGGGAGCCGCCCGGATGGTCGACATCATCGATCAAGTAATCGAGCAAATGGAGTTCGGGGATAAAGTGGCCATCGAGGGATTCAGCTACGGCTCAACCGGGAGATCCGTCGATCTCCAATACGGGATTGGATGGGGCATTCGGACAAGTCTGTACAAAGACAATATCGATTATCTCGAAGTCGCGCCGGCCGCGGTCAAGAAGTTCGCCAGCGGCAAGGGTAACACGAAGAAGGACGAACTCGCGGTTCACATTTACAAGCGCTGGGGATTCGAGGACAAGAGCGACAACATTCGGGATGCCTTCGTGCTGGCCCAGATTGCCCGCGTAGCGCATTTGAAGGACCTTTCCGGTATCAACTTAGCCGCGTACCAACGGGACGTTTTAAAAGCGATCCTAGAGCCTCCAAAGGAGGTGGCGAAATGACAAGGGAGCAAGAAAGAGTTTACCGGTACATTGTGGACTTTATTCGAGCCAAAGGATACTCCCCGACGATCCGTGAAATCGCTGTCGGGGTAGGTCAAAGATCGCCGGGGAACACAATTCGGAAGATGCAAGTCCTTCGGAATGACGGATTTATCGTGTGGGAAGAGGGCAAACCCAGAACAATCAAAGTCTTGAGGTGATTGATATGGACGAGGTTGTCTACGACCGGAAAGGTCGGATGATGTACAACCCCAAATATCACCCGAACCAAGGGAAGCTCTACACGATCGACGAGATGATTTATCTCAGTAAGTACAGCGACATAGATGGACTAAAGTCGATGTCGTATGCACTTGGTAAAACGGAAACGTCAATCTCAAACAAAATCACACTGATGAAAGTGTCAGGGCAATACGACTTTTACCGGTCACTCACAGATGAACAATGGGAGAACATCCTAGAAAGGAAAACGAGACATGGGCGCTAACGGACCTATAAGCGTTTGGCATAGCGTAAGAAACTACACCCCGGGCATGAAACTCGGAAAGCCGGACGAGATCATACCGGCGCCATCGATGCTGGAAAAAGGATCGCAGAGACCGACGATCGTAAGTCCGAATAACCGAGCAAAAAAGCGATCTAGCAGCATGAAAAAAAGTCAAGTAATCGGTAGACCCAAGAAGTTCGCGACGAGCAAAGAAGAGTACATCGGATTACGGCGGTCAGGTCTGACAAGGGGCGAGATTGCGGAAAAATACAGCATCAGTATCGACACGCTACGCCATCATTTGGGCGCTTGGGGCATAGGAAAGAAGAATGCCGAACTCGCGGCGATGGAGCAGTCTTAATCCACTTAGGGATTTATCCCGGAGGCCGTATATACCCCATATTTTATAAGGAGTGAACAAGAAAATGAATCAATACTTGGTAGAGTACAAAATGACGCAATACGGCAAGGTAATCAAAAACGGCATCGAAACGGTATTCGCTTACAGCGAAAACGACGCCGAAAAATCGGTATTCAGCGCCCTCGGGATGCTCAGCCGAAACGCCGAAATCTCGATCATCGAAACGGTACAGATGTAACGGGAGGGCTACCCTCCCCATTTTTTTCAAGGAGTGAATAGATAGATGAGCAAACATAACACGATGATCTACCAAGTAAAAGTATCTAACGGTACACAATGGATCACCGCTGATATCGACCAAGTATTGATGGATATGAAGGACTTGTTTTCGAAAGGTGAAACAGCGGAAATTACTTGTTGGTGTTCGGGAGTTCCGGTTTCAACGTTGGAATGGAAAAGGCTACCCACGGAGGTGCCGTTCCCATGAATAAACCCATAAGAGAAGCGCTCAATGCTCTCGGACGACCGTTGACGCCAAAAGAAGAAAGCATCGTTAAATGGTTGCTCCAGTGGGACAAGGAGACGGTCGAGACCGTTAACGGACTGTTCAGCGCATTTTTTAAGGCAGGACAAGCCGACGCCGCTCTATATTACCAAGCCGAAGCTATCGGATCGGCAAGACCGGAGGAATTGGCAGACGCTTACGGCGATCAAGTGGGCGTAGTCGGGGCAAAGCCCAAGACAACCATAAAACCCATAGGAGCAATAGACGGAGATAAGTTGGATGAATGGATCGAAGAAGCCCCCAAGGGACTTATCCCGAAATTGGATAATTATGCCCTTGGTTATCGTAAGGCGTTAGATGATTTGCTAATCGCAAAGAACACTGGAATATTCGACCTCCCCTCCGATCAGGGAGAAGCCACAAGGCTAAGAGAGGCGCTGGAGAAAATTGTTGACGTTCTGGCGGACGACACGTCTATCAACGCTCAACGAATCAATAACCTCATCATTCAAGCCCTCTCTTCCTCCCATAGAGAGGATAAAGGGATACAGATGGTACGGGATCATTATGAATATCACAGAACAAATGGTAACAACGAATACGCCAATGGTATGTACGACACAATCGCAATGCTAGGCATCACCATCCCAGGAATCACGGAGGAGAGATAACCATGGAATTGATTAAAGGGCACGTTTACGGAAACGGTAAGGGACTTTACCGCTAGATCAGACGATTTACCAATACCATCGGAAAAGAAATAAACGAGCCGTATAACATCTGGTGGGTTCGTTGCAATGAGAATGGCGCAATCATCGGAGCTGGAATGGAAAAGGTATGTTGGGTATCCACGTTTGATGCATGGGCTAAAGAACATGTTGGGGATGTTGGGAACGCACGGACGGATCAGAGATAAGGGATAGAGCCTATCTATCCCTGAGTAGTAAAAGACCCATTTTGTTCAGCGAGGAGTGAAAGAAATTGGGTTACGAAAAGCCGAAGTGTGAATGCGGTACGGAGCTAGTTGTCAGGATGGATAAGATCGCTGAATTTGAGTTTACGATCAAAAAGAACGGGCGTATATCGAAGAAAGGAAAGAGGGTTACCTCATTTTCTCAGAATAATTGGGGTAGCTTACATTGCAATAATTGCGGAAACAGATACGAATTTAATTACGACCTCATGGGACAAGAAGCATTTAAGTTCAAACGAGAAGAGTTGCTTTGATGCACATAACGACCCATTTTGTGAAGGAAGGCGATAGTTTGGCAAACAAGAAAAACACAGAACTATTCACGCTGATCGACGACTTGCATGAAAATTTTGTGCAAATAGAGCATAACGCCGTTGGACGGACAAAAACCGGAAATCGTCCCACTGGTAGATTGAACCACATCGAGAGTCATGCCAGAAACATCGAGCAAATTGCGGTAAAAATTCAACAGCAAGTGCAAGAGATGCGCAGGATGTAGCTGAACATAACGAAGATTAAGTCCCATTAATCGAAGGAGGTCTATAGGACATGACCAATAAAGGAGCGGATAACGTGAGTGACCCCATGGATTGGGCGGCAGGAAGAGCGGAAATGACCCAACCTAATGAGCAGTTAATAGCGACGATACAGCGGGCGATAGCAGATCAGTCTGAGTACGGACTAGATGTAATCAGGGAAAACGGGACTGAATGGCTCCGCGCCCTACTGGAAGAGAACAAACGACTGAACGACTTTTTGAAAGAAGAACAACAGGATCTATCCGACCTCCAAGCCGAGTACATGAAGGAATGCGCCTTACTCCAACAGACAAGGGAAGAACTGGAGAAGGCGCATGAAGCAAATAAAACGATGAGCGAGCAATATCACCGAATTCGCGGGCTTTATGAAGTTCGAGGAAATGAACTCGAACAGGTCAAGGCGGAACGGGACGACAAAGTAACAGCATGGCGAAATAACAGAGACGAGTGGAAACTAGAAGCCGAATCCCTCCATGCCGAACTAGCAGCTAAGGATAAGGTTCTGCAATGGTACGAACTGCAAGGAATAATAGATTTAGGTTGTGAGGAATGGGACGTCGGATTACGTGCTCGTCAAGTCTTATCATCCTATCCCCCAAGGGAGAAGGGAGCAACGGAATGAACGAGACTCCGAAACTCAAAATATTTAATCGCGACGGAACAGTAACAGAGGTAGAACCTCTTAAATTATGGAGCCCTTGCGGGCATGACGAAGGCAAGGGATGTCACATCTGCGACGCCGGGGAGAAGGGAGCAGACAAGAGTGGGACCGATGATACCGGACAGTAAGTTTGGGAGAGCATTGTTACTGCTTCTTCTCATAATCGCTTCTCCAATCCGATCGATAAAACGACTATTAGGAGAGAAGGGAGAGGGGCAGGGGTGATACGGCCCCCACTTCGTTAAGCGGATTCGGTCGAAACCATGAGAAAGACGAAGGAGGTACAGCGACGTGTTACTGCTCGTAAGTGGTGCTACGGCAACAATAAGAAAATACAGAGATTCGCACAATCTCGGTTGTCTGTTGACACCTCGAGCTGGCAATACGGTCGAATCAATGTGCGGTTTACCTTGGGCAGCTGACAACGATTGTTTCAATGGATTCGATGAGAGTCGTTACCTATCGATGCTTCAGAAGATCAAAGGACAATCCCCATTGTTTGTAACGTCCCCTGACGTCGTAGGAGACGCAGAAGCAACCATAAGCATGTTCTATACCTGGGAACCTGTGATACGGTCATACGGCCTCCCCGTGGCCCTCGTGCTCCAGGACGGGCAAGAACATCTAGACATGCCGTGGAGCCGAATAAATGCGGTATTCATCGGTGGCAGCACGGAATACAAATTGGGCGACAAGGTTCGCTGGCTCGTTCGGGAAGCAAAGTTCCGCGACAAGTGGGTACACATGGGGCGAGTTAACAGCAATCAACGATTATCTTACGCTCGGGACATCGGCTGTGATAGCGCGGATGGTTCCGGTTACAGCAGATTCCCGGATGCCAACATACCAGACGCGCTTAAATTTCTGAAAGAATTCCAGATCGCAATTAACTTTTATGAAGCTATTTAGGAGGAACCTATGAAAATCGTCTTGTATATTATTGCAATCATTGCAGCAAATGTTTTGACATCAGCATTTCCACCAATCCCGGTACTATCCTTTCTCATCCCGGTTGGTACGCTGCTAATTGGATTCACTTTCATCATGCGGGATTTTGTGCAGATCAAACATGGACGAGTCAAAACGTATGGTGTTATCGTAACTGCTTTGCTTCTGTCAGCTGCCGCAACGTATTCCATGGGTGACGGACTGAGGATTGTAATGGCATCGGCGTTATCGTTCGCGCTTAGCGAGTTTATGGACACCGAGGTATTCACCCGAATGAAAGCAAAATTACCCAAACGTGTTGCGGTTAGCGGAACGATCGGAAGCGTTATTGACAGCGTGGTATTCACATTCGCCGCCGGATTCCCGGTACAAGCGATATTCGGACAACTATTTGTAAAAGTGATCATGCAATTTATCGGAGTAGGAATCATTACGAAGTTCAAGAAGCCAGTTCGAATCGAAAAGAATGGTTTCCTGATAGTCGAGGATCTAACGGATATCGAAGATCCATTTCACATTCACCACGCAAAGACGGGTCTTTTTATCACCTCGTTCCCCACACTTAAAGGCGCTTTATACCGGTGCGAAGAAGGTCAAGCGGATCAAGAATATTTTGATCTTAAAGGATATTGGCCTAGCTCCGAATCGACCGAATCACCCAGCGAAGCGGCAGCCGTATAAGCCCTATCCCCAAGGAGGAAGAGATATAGATATGAAACTAAAGAGACTAATTCAGCGCATGACGTTCGTTCACAGAATCCACCACATTCATTGGTCATATGGATGGAAGATTCCATTTATCAATGTTGGCTATTTCAAAGGATTCAAACGGTTGAAGGGACGAGGAATCGACTATCATGACTGCACGAAAACGTGCATTTACTGATGGAACATTACTGCGACTGCAAATACAAAGAACGATGTCACGCAATGCGCCAGTATGCCCAAAAATTATTCCGCGATAAGGACAAGGATTACACGGTAGAGAAATGTGATTTCTACGGATATTTTGTCGAACTGGAGGGCCAATAGATATGAGTAAAGAACCATTCGAAAGTGTTGGAGAAGTTGTCCAGCCTCCTCCTAAACGAAATGCATGGCAAACGCAAGGAAATAAACACGAAGACACCGACGAGCTTAACAGAGATTGGGATACGATCAACCTTATATGCGACTTGTACGATATGGGCATTGACTTAAAGATGTTGCGACGAGTTTATAAGGACATTGACAAAGAGCGCAGTAGTGATTATGCCAGCGATGTTAGCGAATATGAGAGCCATGTGCGGAGTGGATTGAGTGGAGGACCATTGACGAGTTATGAATAGGAGGCCAATAGATATGATCAACGATAAGCCGGGACCGGAGTTAGATGAACGAATTAGTGTATTCTTGTTCAATGTTGCCGTGACTGATTATTACAGCCAAGTCGGGCCATACGCCATTGCCAGTAATGAAGCGGCTAAGTCATATTACATGGACTATCCAGACGGACCAGAAATACCTGTTGTGCCTGAATACTCCACCACATGGAACGGAATGCAATTAGTGGTGGAAGAGATGCAGCGGAGGGGATGGAAACTCGTTATGAGCGACGAAGGGGATCAGTGGAATGCATTTTTTTACTGGGACCAAAATCGACCAACTGTAGAGTGTTATGAACAGAGCGCCCCCCACGCCGTCTGTATGGCCTCACTAAAAGCCCTGGAGGATGATAAGAGTGCTGACACGTGAATCTATTATCGCAATGGAGCCTGGTAGAAAGATGGACGCAGAAGTTGCATTGCGAGTGATGGGCGTAAAAGAGGTAACAGTCGTTGGCCATCACTACTATATTGAGCCACTGGACAAGAAGCTGCCGGCATATTCAACAGACATATCCGCAGCATGGGAATTGATAAACAAAGCACAATCTGACGGACGGGCTTGGGGAATGAGCATGGTAAATGTAAGTCAAGAAGTGGACGTTCAGATCGGTAGGGGCATCGCAACAAGCAACAGCGTTCCCGAAGCCATCTGCAAAGCAGCTCTGTTAACCACTCTGGAGTATGATAGGGATTGAAGAGAGTAAAAGCATACCTAAAATGCGGTCACATCGTCGAGTTCGACACGGAGGAGTTATCGACCACCAGAAATGCCCTAGGACAGCTAACAAAGTTGGAATGGAGTAAAAACCCGGGGACCGAAGCGCTTCATACCATCGAAGTAGACGAGATCGTGGCCATAACTTTTACTGACATTCCGGCAGTTGATGAAGAAAAATAGAACATATGTTTGGTATATATGATATAATCAAAAAAGGGGTGTTAGGGGCGTGGGAATCTTGCAACTCGAAATGTACGAAGAGGCGACAGCCGAGGAAATCAAGGCCGCCAAGTCCCTGCTCACTCGGTACAGGAGAATCAGATCACTTGTGTTGGACTTCGAACGAGAAGGCATAGAGGAACTTGCGCCTAAGCAGATAAGGGCGTATACTGCCTACCAGAAGACGTCGCGAAACATTGAGAGAGCAGTCAAGCTGATCCTGGATGAAGAAGTCCGGCGGATCATCGAAATGCGTTACATCAAAGGCGAGCGGCACAAGGTAACGGTCTTATACTTTAGCAACATGCATGCAGCCACGGTTGCCCGGAAGTTAAACGAGGGGATCGAGGCCGTAGCCAACACGCTCAAGCTTATCGAATGAAAATGCGACTAAACCGCGAGCAAGGCGCGACAATACTGCGAGTTATACAGGGGTACAGTGGAATCAATAGAGCGAAAGCTCAGGAGATTCCCGCTGTATCCTTTATTATTTGCGGGACCCGGCCATGCGGTGGGTTAACAACCTTAGGCGCGAGTCGCCGAACGTGTGGAGATGGGGCGGGGTTCGAAACCCTGTGAAGGGCTTGTCCCTTCTTCTCTGTTTCGGCATGCCCGGCATAGAGAAGAGGCGATAAACCTCTTCGTTAGCGGCTACGTCGCAATAGACCGGCAGCACATACCGGAGGCCCGCGGGTCACGATGGAGTGCTGTCGGTTACTTTATTCAAGGGGGTGAGAGAGCATGAAGAGAAAGACGCTCAGGCGTTTGTCGGTACTAAGTGCTTTTGTGGTGCTGGCAATGGCGCCGCAACTCATACCTCCTGCCGTAGAGGCAGAACGAATTAAGATATCTCGACCGTAAGGTCATTCATTCGGCTACATCGCGGGGCCGCTCCTCCGGTCCTTGTGGGCTGCGTATCGGGGCAGTGCGATGGGGCTCCCGAACCTATTGAGGTGATTCATATGCCTAGCAAGCCAATGAGGCCATGCAATAAAGCAGGGTGCAACCAACTCACGCGAGAACGTTTCTGTGCTGAGCACGCCCATATAGCAGCACAACAAAAGGCAGAGCGACATAGACACTATGACAGGCATCGGCGGAACCAACAGGCAACGGCCTTCTACCACAGTGAAGCGTGGGGCGCCGCGAGGCAAGAGGCGTTAACAAGGGATGTCGGTCTATGCCAAGACTGCCTAAGAGAACAGAGAATAACTGCGGCCGATGTCGTTGACCACATAAAACCGATCGAATGGTTCTGGGAGCTACGATTAACCCTGAGTAACCTTCGATCTCTTTGTCATATGCACCATAACCAGAAGACGGCAGAGGACAAGAGGAAGTATGGATGGTGATGGGAATGCCATTTACCTTTAGGGATTGCGTCAGCAGGGTGAGTACGAACAAGCAACGCTATTTAGCCCCGGGCGGGTGGACGACCATACAATGCTGGTGGGTTTATATATGCAGACGTCTTGATTGGTACGACGAGACAGAGGTTAGTCTTTTGCATTACCGGCCGGAGTGGTGATGGACTAAGGCAGTGTTGAGAGGTGGGATGGTAATGATGGATATCTCCTTTAACATGAACGGGCGAGTAAGAGTAAGGCTCAATCAAAAGGGCATCGACATCATGAGGCATCAACATGACGAGTTAAACAATTATATCCGTTCACGGGGTGGGAAAGGGTTGCGACCGTTCTCAGCGGACATTGATGACGAAGGTTATACATCGTTTCAGATGTGGGACTTGATGGAACGGTTTGGTGAACATATGACACTCGGTTCTGAGCCGCCATTTCATCTTGAGGTAATCATATGTGGAGGAGATCCCATCAATAAAGCCCACGGGGGAGGTCCTGAAATTTCAGGCTCCAATTCCTAGGACCGCGCCCCCACTCGAACGTGAGAAAATGTCCCCATAGAATTTCTGGAAAAAGGAGGTGGCGGCATTGGGGAATCAAGTTATCGACTTTTCTAAAATGCAGGTCGGTCGGAAGAGTTCCGGCAAGCATTGGACGAAAAAAGAGGTTGAATCTCGAGAGCGCGCTGCCTCTAAAGTGACTCGCAAGAAGAAAGCCAATTTGAAGATGCCGCAGTGGCTCGACAACGAAGCGGGTCTCGTCTGGAAGAAAACGATTCGCGATATGAAAGGCTTCGATGTCTTGGATAAAGTCGACGAAGACGTGCTCGCGACCTATTGTGATGCAGTAGCAAGGCACAAGGAATTGTCCGAGATGATCCGGGGAAAGGGTTATACGATTTATAACGCTGCCGGCACGTTGGTCGAAGCTCCCTGGGTGAAGACGCAGCTTAGTTATGCTCGGTTGATCGTCCAATACTCTGATAAGTTGGGGTTGAACGCGAATTCCCGTGCGCGGCTGGCGAAGAAGATAGCTGAAGAGGAGACAGATCCCAATGCGGACCTCTTTGACTAACGTTCCAGATCTGGATGCGCTCCATCCGACGCACAGATATTCTGTCGAAGTAGTTGCAGGATTGAGAATGTCGAATGAACTGGAATGGCTTGCATGCGAGAGACACTTAAGAGACTTACAACGTCAGGGAACAGATGAATTCCCTTACGTCTTTGACGAGAGTAGAGCTGATCGTATATTCGAATGGTTTGAGAGGTGCTGCCGCCACGTTCGCGGTCCCTTCAGTGGACAACCGATTCAACTTGTCCCGTTTCAGAAGTTTGACCTCGGATGTGTGTTCGGGTGGGTTCACAAGGATAGCGGCAAGCGCAGATTTGTTCTGTCGTATAACGAACGAGCGCGCGGCAATGTAAAGTCAACTGAGATGTCCGGAATTGCGTTATACGGAATGTGTGGTGACTGCGTATATCCGCCAGATGATCCATCACAGAAGCGGTATGAAGACATGCCAGAAGTCGAGTGCGCTGCTGTCGATAAAGGGCAAGCCAAGCGGGTATGGGGCGATGCCCAGAAGATGGGCGAAGGAAGCCCGGATATTCTGAAACGACTTCGCATCAAAAGGACATATATCGAGCACGCAACGCGCGGTGGCTGGCTGCGACCGCTGTCTAAAGATACGAAGAATAAAGACTCCGGTGCTCCATGTTTCGTGATCATCGATGAGTATCATGCGCATCCGACGAGTGAGATTGTTGATGTGCTTCGATCTGGATTCGGCAAGCGTCTGCAATCGCTCATGATGATCATTACAACGGCAGGTAAAAATGCCGAGAACAACCCATGCAAAAAAGAGAGAGACTCATTGGAGAAAATGCTCCGGGGCGAGATCCCAATGATAGAAACGACATTCGCTATGATCCGCACACTCGACAAGGAGGATGATCCACATGACGAGAGCAAATGGCCGAAAGCAAATCCGATCCTGCAGGAGGAAAACGAATATGCTGAGGAACTGATTAGAGAAATTCGAATCGAACATGACGAGGCGTTTAACTCCGGAGATCCGGCAAAGATTCGCGAGTGGCTGACTAAGCGGGTAAACCTCTGGCAGGCTGACAGCGAGGAGAAGTACATGAGCGGAATCATGGATAAATGGAAATCTCTAGCCGTTCCCCGCAAGGAATTCCTGGATCTCATCCGAGGCAAAGAAGGGTGGGCAGGCGGGGACTTGTCAAAGAGAATCGACTTAACCGCGGATGCACATGTTTTCTGGTTGGACGATGGACGACTGGCGGTCACCGCTCATGGATTTATGCCAGAGGAGACGGCAACGAAGCACGAGCACACGGACCGCGTTCCATACAAACATTGGGCGAAAGACGGATGGTGTACGTTGACTCCAGGATCCGTTACAGACTACCGGTTCGTCGCGACACACATGGATGAGTTCGAATTTGATAACGGAGTGACAATCCTGGAAGAGTGTTACGATCCGTACAACGCCAGCCATTTCATGCAAGAACGTGAAGCGGCAGGAAAAACAGTAGTCGAGATTAGGCAGGGAGTTCAGACGCTATCCGAACCAACCAAAAGATTCCGCGAACTAGTACTACAGGATCGGGTTGTCCATGACGGTAGCCCGCTTTTGACTTGGTGCTTTTCGAACGCTATTGAAGTTGTGGATAATAACGGCAACATCAAGTTAAGCAAGAAACACAAGGACGACAGTCAGCGGATCGACCTAGCGGCAGCGTTGATCAATGCACTGGTTCGCGCGTTCGTAAATGAACGTGGAGCCGATGTTTCCGAGTTTGCCGAAGTAGATTTCCTGAGTAAGCTTTGGGGCTAATCGTTGCGCATGTTTGAAGGGAGGGGATGCTGATGTGAATATCATGAACATTGCTCGCCGCATGATCGGCCGGCCAGAAAAGAGGGAATCTCTCGAACTTAACGTTGATGATCGGCGATTGCTAGAAGTATTGGGCATTGATCCAGACGACATCAACGTCAAAGGTCGATCGGCACTCAAAATCGATACGGTTTATTCGTGCGTGAGGATTCGATCCGAGTCGGTAGCCAAGTTGCCGCTAAAGGTCTTCCAGGAAGATGAAACGGGAATCCAAAAACAGTCCCGGCACCAAATTTATCAATTACTGCGGCTTCGCCCTAATCCGTACATGAGCGCTTACGACTTCTGGAAGACCATGGAGGCGCAGAACTGTTTGTACGGTAACGCCTATGCCTCGGTCGAATATGATCGGCGTACAGGCAAGGTTATCGGAATATGGCCGATGGATGCCGCCAAGGTTAAAGTAGTTGTGGACAACGACACGGCGATAAGTCGCATACTCCAACCGCGTTCCCAAGTCAGCTACACGGTCGATTTGGGATATGAAAAGCGGAAGCTTGTGCCGGATGAAGTGCTTCACTTCAAGGGGGGCGTAACGGTTGACGGAATCATGGGACTTTCCCCATTGGATTGTCTAAAATCCACGCTTGAAAATGGGGCATCCGCCAACAAGTTCGTCAACAACTTCTACAAGCAAGGACTCCAAGTCAAGGGATTGGTCCAGTACGTAGGCGACCTGAACGAGGAAGCAAAGCGAACCTTCCGGGAAAAGTTCGAAGCAATGTCAAGCGGGCTGAACAACAGCCATCGGGTTGCACTGCTTCCGGTCGGATATCAATTCACGCCAATCGCGCTGAACATGCATGATGCCCAATTCCTCGAGAACAATCAGTTGACGATCCGGCAAATTGCTTCAGCTTTTGGAATCAAGATGCACCAGATCAACGACTTGACCCGGGCAACGCAT